CACCAGGGGCTTTGCAGCACCGGCCCCGCAAAGCCCCTGGTGCTCCCAGCCGAGGAAATGCTCGCGGCCGCCCCGCAACTCCAGCCGCACATTCTGACGGTGGCGAGTGAAGAGTTCTATCAATGGCAGCAAATCCTCGGCGCTTATAAACAACAAGTTAAGAACAATTTGCGCCACCATTACGACGGAACGCAATAGCTTGCGGGTTTGTTAGACGGCCCACCATGGCTTGTATACGCTCCGTCTGGCTCTTGTATTGGTATCTGTAGTTGGGCTGCGTTACTTGACGCTCGGCGGTGATGGTGCTCGCATAGATGTATTGTGTCAGATTGCGATTATTGTCGGCAACCTCGGAGGCATTCACTGCGGGCTGAGGAGGTATACAGCACGTTTGGCAAATTGCGGTATTCCAAGCCATTCTTTCTTTTTTAGTGTATAGATAAAATTGACAGAACTATAGAGCAAGCGAGCAGTCAAATAAAATGCCCTATATCATCTGCTACAATGACCGCATGCGGAGCATTCCGCTCGCCGTCATTGACGAGGAATCCCAAATCATCCGTAGGCTCGCAGAGCTTATTAAGGCGCCGCCCATTAAGGAACTCGAGCCCTTCAAGGATACTATATTTCATGTATGGTCTACAAATATGAACTCGGGGCTCGTGCGTAGGCCCAAATATGAGCCCTATAAGAATGTGGCAGTTCTAGTCTTAAATGACATGAACTGTCAGTCAATGTTTGTGACACAAATACCTTGACCTAATCCTTCTGGACGATTGTGCTATAGCCCAAGTAGGTTGTGAATAAGATCGCGCCTTGTCTGTATAAGGTAAAGTCTTCGCTGTTGGCAAATTTCCAGTAGCCAGGTCCAGTAATCGCCCCACCGTTGCTTCCACGTGTCGTGCTCACGTTGCTATTGTAGAGTTCCACGCGCCGAAACATTTCCCAACTCGCCGCATAGTCTTGAAGTTGGCCGTAGTACATGCTTTGGATGCCCTGAACTTGATTGAAGCATGTACACAGGGGACCAGTGCCACCGCCACAGGTACTCATTCTGTCCTGGGCCGTCAAAATAACTCACATATAAACACTTTGTAACTCTGTATATTAGAATGTCCACCCCTCTTGATTTTTGTCTCGAAGAAGAGACGGTCTACGAGACCTTTAATCGCGCTGCCGCGGCCATTTACAAGTTTTTTGACATGGTGCGTGTGGAACTCGGTGACGGCCAGCAAGCAACCGTCTCCTTCGGCAAGTCCTATGAGGACGACGAGGTTCCCACCGCAGTGGCAAAACAGGTGAGAGCCTTTGTAAAGGAGCAGAAGCGCGCCATTCGCGAGAATCCTCTTGGCTATGACGCCGCCGAGGGCCGCCGCAAACTCTTTTGGCTCATCACGATGTTTGAGGAGCACGGTATTTTCAGTCCGTCTCATCAGTCTAAGATTATGATTTACGCACAATTCGTATTTCATGAATCTAAAGAAGAGGACTAGAAAAATTGACGCGCCGCCGCCCCCCAATACAAGAGTACACACAACAACAGACAAAATGCTGCCCCCCAAGATCTTCGCCATTTATCGCCGTGAGACGGAGACTTTCCAGTTCCTCACCTACGAGACGGATGAGGACAATACTGTTCTGCGACTGAGGAACTGGTCTCAGCCGCGCTATCCTCATGGAGTACAGATTGCGCCCCAGGAGGATACGGAAGCTATGAGGTGGTTTATCGGCACTGACTGGTATGTGGAGCCGACGCCTTTCGCGGGCCACCAGCACCGCATCCACCAGGTGACTATCCATGACAAGACCTACTATTGGTGGTCGCTCCATCACACTCTGGCATGGGCTTCTTATCTGGTCTACCACAGTCGCACCGATATGGAGCATGGTCAGTCGGCATGGCGCAACGCGCCCCAGATTCCAGTGATTGAATTCAGTTCTCGGCTCATCTATCCTCGTCTGGATGTTCTGGGATTCTACCCGCGCTGGTCTAGTGTGAAGCCTTACAATCTCGAGTCTGAGATGGACCGAGCCAACACGACCTTTATGACGCACAAGATCAATGGCACGATTCTGGAGCATATCCATGACCATGTCGATCCCAAGCATCTGAAGATTCGCACACCGGTACCCAAAGAGGAGGCGCCGACTTGGCGAAACGATGCCGATGACGAGTTCACGCCTCTTGCCCCCAAGGCCGAGTATGTAAAGTTCGCCCCCTATCATGAAGAGTCCGCAACAACGTGTGGTCCTATGATTCTTCTCACGATGCTACTTGGTAGTATCGTGGGAACTTGGACTCTGATTGGGCTTCAGGTGGCTGGGTATTGAGATAATTAAAGCCACCGCATTGTTTCAGGATTGAATTCATCTAAATCCCAATCAATTGTAATCTTCTTATTTTTGTATGTATATGTCCATACCTTTTGAAGACCCTCATGTAAAATATAAAAGCGGCAGCCAAGTCCCTTGCTATCTGTTGCCAGCCTAGAATACTTCATTTGTTTTATATCAATGATTTTTATTATTTCCCAAGATAATTCTTCTGGATAAGGATATGTGAGTATATGCCCCATATCATTATAGACACGTACATGTATGTTTGAATCCATCTCTAAATAGCAGGTAATAGATAGTTTAGACGCCCGCCATACGTGACCAGCATCGGCCTTTATATTTCTCCAAAGCCACAAAGAGACTGCGCAACCAGTCCACGACATTTACGGGCTCTTTTGGATCATCAAGTTCTGTCAAATGAAATGCCTTGTAGACTGCTCGCTGCTGCTCTACGCTGACGTTCCAGCCACGGCCCAGCATCAGCGCTTGACCCGCCGCGGAAATCCAGTCGGCACATCCTTGTGGCTTTTCTATGTCTTTGATGCGCAGCGCAGCGTCCATGACGAGCACGAGTCCTCGCAGGACTTCTTCAAGACTCTCATACGGCATTTGGTCAAAGAAGCGCAATTCAAGGCCGTGCGCCCCGTGCTTGTTAAAATTCAGATCCAGTCCGATATTTTCCAGTTTGTAATAGTCGCAGTGTTCGTGGAGCCAGTCGTACCATGGCAACGGCCCCGCAGCCGACCGCGCAATCTGTAGGATTTTTCCAGGTGCCATTTTTTCAGTATCGTAGATGCCGAGGCCAATGTAGCGGCTCACGGCGACGCGCTGGGAGCCTGCTGGAAATCTGTCTGAAACTGCTGCGAGAGGGTCCCCAGAGCCATAGACTGCGATGAGGGCGGGTTCCAGCCATTGAATAAGGCGAGCAAGTCGCTGGTGTTGTCTTTTAAATTTATTGAACCAAAGGGGATGTAAACCTCCCCAGCCGAGTCGCGTGGGGAGCGTCAAGTTTATATGAAGGGTTCCATTGTTAAACATGGCGACATTTTTCAGATTTGTCAAGTGGACAGCGAAGGGCTCGTTGCGAGGCGCCGCGAGTTTTAGGGACCCATAGGCGGCTATGATACCTTGTTTGGGCAGCTTCGCAAACTCTGCTTCAAGGGCCCCCGTAGAGGATCGTAATTCAGACATGACTCCACGAACGGTCGCCTTGTAGAAATTCAGTGTCATGATTTCCAGTGTGTCACCGTCCCATACAAAGTTGCGGTCATAGTGGTCCCGCAGCCACGGGGACTTTTCGCAAATCCAGTCCCAGAAAGGTTTTCCAGAATACTGGGGGTTTACTTTGGGAATCTTTTCATAGGTTGTGCGGTGGGAATTATAGACATCGCAGTGCGTGAAGGAGTGGCTATTAACAAGGATAGGCACTGTTAACTTGCCTCCAGAACGCTCTAGCATGGCCGCCAAGGCTAAGCGAAAGGGCTCGGGTTTATAGATTTTCAGATAGTCCACACTGTAGCGTTCCGGTTTCATGGCGCCTTCAAATCCAGTAATGTCTTTGGTCTGTGCCGTTTTTAGATACGTTTCGTGCTCAATTCCAATGCCCCAGTAATAGTCAAATGACTGATAGGCGTTCTTATATTTTTGATGCTTGGGCAACTGAAACGGGTCCATTGCCACTGCCTAAATGAACCGTATAAAAATCTATAGGTAAAGAAAGCATGGAAAAACCGGTCGAGTTTCCCATCAAGCGCGGCGATCTCCAGTCCATCATGCCCACGAATCCCGATGAGATTCGTAAGATTGCCATTGTAACACTCGCAAAGTCTATTGCGAATGCCGCAGTCGCAGCCGCCCGAGAGGGGCGCAGTTCGTTCATGTATTCAGACCAGGACCGTCTGAAGGAATATGGTAAAGAACTTGTAGAATATCTCAAGTATCTTCTTACGGATACATATGTCGCCATTATCACACAACCCGTCAACCGGTTCTTCTTGATTATTGACTGGTCTAAATGCGACCCTTGCTATGGCAGTGATTGTTAATAGGGCAGGAGCCAATCACCGAAGCGCTTCATATCGGCCTTCTTGGACTCCCCGACTCTGTAATTGTAATGTAGGCAAATTGCCTTTTCAGCTAGTTCAGGGCTCGTTTTTGTTTTCGTGACGCGCGCGCCGTTTGGATAAATTTCGCGGGGCAGAGGCGCGCAAGAGATGCCGAGTTTCTTCAGTTTCCAGTTGACCCAAACCTGATCCTCTGGTTTTTCGGCCCATTTGGCCTCGTCGTCCACAACAAAGATGCCACCATCAAACCCATGTCGCCACGCCACAAGACCCGTACAGAGATTGGAGCAGCCACCACCTAAACAATCTTCTTTTTCATCGCATTGAAAAAGCAGAGGCGTTTCTTCGAGTCGCACCTTAATATCTGCGCAAATGTCTTTATAGACGCAAATATCACCGTCAATATACAGACAGCGCTGAACCGCTTCGTCACGGGCAAAATGGTTCAAGAGTCGCAACTTGAGGCGATTCAGGACGGAAAATGTGCGCGAGCCAAAGGGGCAAATCTCTGGGCCAAAATCCTTGATCGCTTCATCAATAAGCACACACGGAACTCCCTCGCGGGTCAAAAAGGAATACGATGGCTTGTCGGCGCACACGACGCAAATCGGCTGCCCTTTGACGGAGCGTCGCCAGTGCTCCACAAAGTTCCAGGTCAAGTACTTGTAACCGTTGCTTGTGAGTGTCCACGTAAGAAGGCCGTCTTTAATATATTGTTCGTATCGCATTCTTAGGAGGCTTCCTAAAGAATCTTTATATAGTGGAAATAGAATGAGCGATGATTCCTTTACATTGATAGGGCCGCTTGTAGGCTTTGCCATAACAACTGTATCGTGTATTGGGTGCGTATTTGGTATACGGGCGTGTAGGCGCCGCCGCGAGTTTGAGGCGCAAATGGCGGCAAATCAAGTGATACCTCCTCAACCACCAATACAAGTTGCGACGTATCCTGCGCCTCAGCAGCCGTATGTGTTAGCCTATCAACAGCCTCTGGCTCCTGTTGGCTACTATCCATATCAACAGCAACCCGCGGGCTATTATCCGCAACCATCGGCGCCAATGGGCCCCGTCCAAGTTTGAGAAAAAGAAGACACAAGAAAAGTTGGCGTCCCGCGTCGCCGCAATCAAGAGTATCCACGCAAGAATGTGTAAGTTCTGCGACCCGATTTTGGGCCCTGGGGGCTTTGCGCACACGGAGGCCGAGTGCCCCTTGAAGCAGGGGTGCTATTGCCCCGTGTGCGGCCCTGGGACCCACTTTCCTATTCACTGCCCGCATCGGCCAAAGCGCGCAAGTCGCTTCGCCCCTGCTATCACATCTGTAACACCAGCCCCTATTACCACCAAGACGATTGTAATGGAGGATTCTAATTCTGGCTATGTGGAGTATCTCAAGCAGCATGGGCTGGAGATTTATCGCAAGCAGTCAGACAACAAGGACGCTGTTGCGGAGCATCTGCTGTCCCGAAAGGTGCCTTTGACGCTTGTGACGAACAAGGTGCCCAAGGCGCCATCCAAGCCTGCCGCGGAGACTGCGTGTAACTCGCTTCATGGCGCAAATGACATGTGTGTAGCCGCCCCTAAGCAAAAGAAGAAGAGTAAGGTAGAGGCATGAGCCAAAGACGTAAAAACAGACGCAACACGCATCGCAAGAGGCGCCAGAGCAGACGTGGCTCTGCCCGCAAGCATCGTTTTTTTACTCGCAGAGCGCGTAAACAACGCGGTGGCAACTGGGCCGCTACGAATGGCAAGACGCCCCTGTATGCGATTGGCGAGACAATTCCTACGGACGGCGAGGATGTGGGTGCCGCGCGCATGGCAACCTATGAGGCCCATTTAGAAGATAAAGCGGCCGATGAAGTAGGTGTTTCACCTTAATACTCCGCCCTTATAGAATGGCGTATAGTATCACAAACGAAACAGCGCCCTCAGAAACATACGACGAATTCTTTAGAATATACTTTCAAGAGTATTCTCTAAAGAAACTTGGCAAGGACGCGTTCTGGCAGTCGTGGAGATTTGTTGCTCGCGATGAAGAAACTATCGTAGGAATTATTCAAGGGGATATCATGTGGGGCGTGATTCATATAGAATTACTCATGGTGAAACCCGAATATAGAAAGTTGGGTGTGGGTGGCTTGTTAGTTTCAAAAGTCGCTGACTTGGCAAAAGAGCGCGTCTGTACTATGATGACCGTGGAGACCTTTGACTTTCAAGCACCAGAGTATTGGCAAGCAAAAGGGTTTAACATAGATTTGAAGCGCGCTGGATATCAGGGAAATACAATGTATTATTTGAGCAAGTTGCTTTGATGTGCCAACAAAAAATTGACAGCCGCCCGCCCCGCTGTCTTAAAGTACGAACACTATATATATACTAGAACAGAATGCCGAACTTTACTGGTGGTAAGAAGTACAAGTCCTCCAAGCATGGAGAGAATACCCCTGATTTCCACGAGATTGGTGAAGGCCAGATTGTGGGTCGCGTCATCAAGAATCTCGGCAACCGCAACATGATGATCTATTGTAACGACAACAAGGAGCGCATGGGCCATATTCGTGGGGGGCTGCGCAAGAAGGAGGCGCGCATTGAAGTTGGCGATATTGTGCTCATGAGTATGCGCGGTGATGGCATGCGCGTGATGGGCGATGATGCCGATGCGAATAGCCGCTGCGATATTCTGGCCAAGTATGAGCGCGAGGTTCATAGGATTCTCAGGAAGACTGCGGACATCAATCTGAAACTCTTCACGGAACTGGAGCGGATGGATGAGCGAGGCCGCGCTACTGCGTGTAAGGACGGCGAGGAGGACATTGGCTTCACATTTGAGGCGTCAGATTCTGACGAGGAGCAGGAGGAGGAAGATAAGGGAAAGACTCGAGAGGAAATTCTGGCCTCACGTGCTGCGCGCGACGAGGCTCGCGCGAGGAAGCGTAACGCGGAGCGCGCGGCAAAGGAGTCTGGTGAAGGCGCCAAGGAGCGCGGTGATGATATTGACATTGATGCTATTTAATTCTCCCCTATAAGTAATGAATACCGAGGGCTGGGCCCCGCCCTCAAATACAAATCTTTTTTTTGAACCCGATTCATGTATGGGTGGGCTGCGGTCCTTTCAGCAATATAGCGGCCAATGCTGGAGCGACGCATCAAGTATTTTTATGCTCTATAGTTTTACATTATCCTCAATGTTTCAAAGCGCCTTCCAGACCCTCAGTAAAACAGACCTTGAGACCAGATTTGTAGAATGGTGTCATACCGCAGGGAAACAGTTTCTATATGAATTGCTTGTAAAAGAGGACCCATCTAAAAGGGCAGAATTAAAACCGCTCATAGATTCGTATTATATTTCTCTAGTAAATGCGCTTTCACAATATCTAGTATGTTTACAGCGAAGATATTTGAACTCTATAACAGCACCTTCTAGGGAAGAAACAATATCTGTGATTAAAAAGCGCACGTGTAGTCCAAAAGTGTACTCTTTTTGTAAAGAAGAAAGTGGTCGTTATGTTACATTATATATGAACCCTATTGCGTTGGACAAAAGGGGCGAACTACAATTATATACTACGCTGGCGCCGTATAATTTAGCCGCCACAAAAGCCAAGCGCATCAACATTTTAAAGAGGCCAAATTTAAAAAATACAAATGTAGTTTCATTTTTACCTGAAGGGTCGCAAGGCGGGGTGCCCGCAGTATTTTCAAAGTGTATACCCTTATATTGTAAGTTTTTTGAATATAGTTTTGATGCGCCTAGTCTACTATTTGCCACAAGTGTTCTAAATAATTCGGAAAAATTAGAAAAGAGTATCGACCCCTTTGCGTCAAGACCTATTTTATTTGCGGATACACTTTCAAACCTAACAAAAGACCGCGACGCTGGTATTTATATAAATCAGTTTATGAGTATTCAAAAGTTACTAGAATTAAACTACAAAGTAAGTTTAGTTCTAACTACAAAGCGCTATGATGAAGCAAAGGGGCATGCCATAACGCTTCTCGAGTGTGATAATGCGCAGACTATTTTATATGATAACGAAATGGGCACAATGCTTGAACTTCCATGGCCGCAACTCTTTAAAAAGGTTCCTAACACAGATCAGACACCTGCTATACTCTATAGTACCGGTTTAGAAACAATAGGCGATTCTGCGTCACTTTTTGAAATATTAAATACAAGGTTGGGCGCATTAATACCAGTTTCCTTGTTTCCTTTTTATATAGGGCTACTTTTACAACTCCCCCTATTTATTTGTATTTATACCGAAATACAAATAATAAAAATAATTAAAAAGGATGGCACAATACGCGCCTTTCGTTTTCCAGACTTACAATTTGAGTTTCATATGTATCAAATATGTAATTCTATAGGGGGGGGTTGTCAGAAAGTGGAGGCATTTGATATGTGTTTATTTGAGAAGCGACGAGAGGGGGGGTTTAGGAAGGCACTGCGACGCGGGTCTCGGCTGACAAGGCGGCGAGGTCTGCGTCGACGCTTGACGCGGCGACAACGGGGACTGAAGTAGGCACCGCAGGAAGCGCGAATGCTGGCTGCGGCGCGGGAGCACCACCAGCCATGATGGCCGCGAGTTCCTGCTCGGCCGCCTCGTTAATGTCCTCCTGGCCAGGAAGCGGCTGTGTGAGAAGATCCGTAACCTCTCTGACATTTTGAATCTGATCATTCATCTCCGAGAGAATGTCATCTGCCTTGTCAGCATTGAGCGCTGCCTCATTCTGCTTCATGATAAAGTTTGTGCTCTCCACCGCATGGAAGGTGCTGCGCTGAAGTTCAGCGGTCTCAAGCGCCATGCGCTGCTGGAGCAGAATATTGAGCATGCCCTGGGAGGACTTGATCTGATCCTCAATTAGACCCTTTTGCTTCAGGAGATAGAGCGCGCGAGACTTGTTGCCGCTTGTCGCCTTCTCTGTTGCCTCGCGCGTTAGTTGGTCCCGCTGAAGCTCGAGGTGCGCAATCTTCTTCTCAAGAAGTTGCTCTTGCTTCTGTACGGTTGTGTGCGCCGAAGTCGTCAGATTCTGCGAGGCCCTACGGGGCGGAGACGGAGGGCGAGGCTGGGCGACTGGCGCTGGCTCGCCAAAGAGATTCTTAAAGATTCCGCGAAACATTTCTTACTTCTCTATTTGTATATGTGTGTACTTTATATAACCTGGTCCCGCCCGCCCAATTTTATCTAGATCAAGTCATCCTATAAATTCAAAGTGGGCGGCGGTGCCGCTCCAGCCGCACCGTTCATATAGGGGGTCTTACGAACCATTTCCTCTTTTTTATAAAGGAGGCTCCTAAAGATTGTACCGAGTTGAGCCGTGAGCAGCTGTCGCTCTTGGCGCGTCATGATGGCCCTGTATATGAGTGTTTCAACACATGCCATGTGTTTTTGGACTTTGTTGATTTCTATATCAAGTTGCTCGCGCGTGTGGATAGATTGTAGATATTCACTCAGCTCTTCTGTGAGATAGGAGTCATCTTCAAGGCAGGGAATTAGCGGCGAGGGGGGGTTCCACGGCGACGACCCAGTCGTTTGGTTTGGAGAAGATTTGGAGGAGAGCGTCTCGTTGCTCTGTATCGAGATTGTAATGTGATCCGATTTGGCGGAGGACGGTCTCGCTCCACCGGAACCAGATCGCGCCGAGGAAACGAAGGGTCTCATCGCGCGACGCAACGTCCATGGCATTGTCTGTTTTAGCCAGATAAAATTGGTCAATTTTACGGACCTAAACTATTCGTACAGAAAATAAGCAGATAGAATGGCCGAGAATACCCAGGAGCAGCCCGTAGCCGATGCGCAGAATCTGGCGACCATCGTGACGGAATGGCGCAAGATCCACGAGGACATTGCGAAGGACAAGGACCGTATCAAGGAAAACAAGAAGCGTGCTGGAATTCTGGAGTCCATCATCATGAATATCATGAAGCAGAAGAACCTGGGCGCCCTGGACCTGAAGAGCAGTGGCGGACGTATTCTGTATGAGAAGAAGGAGCGCAAGGGCGGGCTGGGCGCGAAGACTCTACAGAAACTGCTGACGGAGCATATGAAGGATGAGACCAAGGCCGCGGATGCTATCAAGTACCTGAATGAGCATCGCGACGCGAGAACTCTGGAGCGTCTGGCCTATGAACGCACGTAACGTGCCGATTCGCCAAGACGCTTGAGCGTCTGGCCTATGAGAGAACCTAATCCCGCGGCAAATTATAAACTACAATAATCAAAAACAAAAACAGCAGACTATGCACGACGAAGCAAGGAAGTTTTTAGAGTTCGTTGCTTCTCAAACCAAGCGCCATTTTACGCAAGGCAAGGTTGTCTTGGACGTAGGTTCCGGTGATGTCAACGGCACCAATGAATATCTTTTTGACCCATCGTGTGTGTATCATGGCAATGACGTCATGCCAGGGCGTAATGTCACACTAATGTATAAGACAGCCGAGTTGCCGTTTTATGAGCCCACGTTTGACACAATTGTGAGTTCAGAATGCTTCCAGCACGATTTGGAATACAAGGAGAGTTTACAGAAGATTGTTCAGATTCTACGCCCTGGCGGCTTATTTGCCTTCACGTGTGCCTCTGGGGGGCGGCCAGAGCACGGCACGCGTCGTCACAATCCAGAAATGTCTTTTACAACAAAGATTGGTGTCAAATGGGCGTCTTATTACAAGACACTGTCCTTTGAGGACCTCAGTCAAGCAATTGATTTGAACTCGGTATTTTCACAGTATGCGGCGTATTATGATCCCAATAGCAAGGATCTGTATTTTATGGGTCTGAAAAAGGACCTGAAGCGACCTGGAAATCTGCTGGCGCTAGACCGCTACAGGGGGGCTGAAATTCTGGTTGCTCTGGAAATTCCAGCGAGATCTGGATTTTTTGATATTGCCGTGCCTCCTGTGGCAGAACCAGTTCCTGAACCAGTATTTATACCGCATCTTCATTCACTCGTAGAAGAGGCCCCCTCCCCTCCTGCTGAATTGCCAGAACCGATTCATGCTGTTGAGCCACCTATTGAAGTCCTTGTAGAAGTCCCAGTAGAAGTCCCTGAAGTCCCAGTGGAAGTCCCAGTGGAAGTCCCAGTGGAAGTCCCAGTGGAAGTCCCAGTGGAAGTCCCAGTGGAAGT